TCCAGCGTGTCCGCCCGGCCCATCTGCGCGGCCACACAGCCGTGCAGGTGCCGGATCTGCTCCACCGGGCTGAGGAGCCGAATCCCTTCGTGCTGCTCCCCGTAGGCCGCGGCCTCCAGCTCGGCGACCCGAGCCCGCAACCGCTCCAACTCCGCGGCCGTCTCCGGCGTCATCAGCAGCTGCGCCGACTCCAACGCCAGCGCGATACCCGCAGACGTCCGGTTCTGCGTCAACGCCGCGAGGATCACACCCGCCGCAGAGTTCACGAGACGTGTGTTCACGCCGCCACCTGCGCAACCAGCGCCGGGTACGACACCCACACATCGACCGTCACGTCACGCCACACGGCGCGGACGCTGTCGCTCATGCGGTGGTCGCCGTTGCGGTTGAAGTCCGTAGTACGAACCTCGCCACCAATGGCCTCGGCGTACGCGGCCACAACCGGCCTGCCGTCGGCATCCAGGACGAGCGTCCCGCACAGGGTGCCGGTGTCAGCGATCGTCCAGCCGACGGGCGGGAGTTCGGGGTGTTCGCGGAGCAGCTCGACGAGCGCCATAGCGGGCGCGAGCTGCGGGATAGGGTTGTGGTTCACGGTGATCCTCGTTTCTGGTGTTCATGAGGTGATCCGTTGGGGCCCCTGGACCTGGCCGTCCGGGCGGCCCCGCTTTTCTTTGGGGGATCAGGCGGTCGCGACGAGCAGTGAGTCCGGCTCCGCGTTCTCCGCGTGCCACTCCTCGCACTTCGCGAGGTTGAAGCGGCGCCCACGGCCGGCGTACGGCTCGACGGGCATCCCCTTCTTGATCCACTGGAGGACCTGCCAGTCGGAGACCCCGTAGTACGTCTCGACCTGCTTCTGAGTGAGCAGAGGGACGAGACCGGCCGGGAGGGGGGAGACGCGGTCAGTCTTCTTCGGCATTGGGTCTTGACCTTTCTACTGTCGTAGTTGAACGTGACGGCATGGCAAAGAGGTCCTGGAGGGGGGCGTTCGTCCTCCGATGCAGTGCCTCGGCGACGAACCAGGCGGTGTCCAACTCGCACTTGTCGCGAGCCGTTTTGCCGCGGCCGGCGAGGCGTCCGACGGTGGCCGGGCTGATGCCCTTGCCTGCCGGGTCCACTTCCTTTGTCGCCTCGGCGAGTTCTGGACCGGAGAGTCCGGCTCGCGCCATGGCTTCTCTGAGTGGCTTGCCTTCGGCCTTGCGGCTGAGTTTCGGCATGTGGACCCCGAGCCGGTTGTGAGGTGTGAGGCGCCTCCGGTTGAGGCGTTACGACATTTCTACAGTTGCTGTTGGAGCCGTGTCAACGGTTTCGCCGAGACTTGCCGAGTTGTGTCGTGGGTCCTACGCTTATCGAACGCCTGTTCTACGCTGGCAGCATATGCCGTGCGCAACGGCGCGTGACGGGGAGGTCGCGCGCCGCCATGTTTTGCGCCATGCTTCTACTTTCACTTGCGAAAAGTAGAAGCAGGCGGGCACTCTTGGCGCGTGGAGAACCCCGAGCACCCCCACGCCGAGGACTTCGCGCAGGCGCTTGCTGCCCTGAAGAAGGAATATCAGGTCAACGACAGCGAGGTCGCGCGCCGCATTGGCGTCTCTCCGGCCACCGTCAATACCTGGGTCCACCGCAAGCGCACCCCCCGCGCCGACGCCATCCGAACCCTCGCCGCCGCGTTCCCGAAGTTCCCTGAAGAGCGCCTCTTCGCGGCCGCCGGCCGCAAGGCTCCAGGCCCGGTCAGTCCCGATACTGCCGAGCGCCTGCTTGCACTCTTCCGCGAGCTCACCGAGGAGCAGCAGCGGATGAAGGAGATCGAGATGCGGGCGCTGCGGGACAGTAATCAGTCGGCCTGACGGCTCGTCAAAAAATCGCGTGCAACCTTTGCTTGGTTCGGTGGGTCTCCGCTAAACGGACCTAATCACTCCCTGTAATTCTATGCGCACAAATCCTGCACAGAGTGGTCGCATATTCCACCAACAGGGGGTACCTTCGAGCGCACGGCCGAGTCCTCCCCCTCTGGTCACACCTCGTCACTCGTGTACTCGGGGGGACCGCTATGTGTATCCGTGTTCAGTACGCACCTCTCTACTCACTTGCGCCGTGGGACGCATCCCGGCAGGTGATCACCATTCCTAACGATCTGTTGGGTGGGTTCGCTCTTCGTGCCGTTCGTGCCGTTCTTGCCGAACTGTCCATCCCGCAGGGTGAGTTCGGTGCACGCTGCTGGTGCGGGGATCCCATCCGGCTCCTCGCGCATGTACCTCAGCAGCGACGGAGCGGAGAGGTGATCAACCTTGGCGCGTAGAGCAGCCAACAACCCGCGGCAGATCCCCAGTAAAAGCTGCGGCTGCGCACGATGCCTGGAGGAGTACCCGCCCGATGAGTACGGCGAGCGCCGGCCTCGGCGGGACTGCGTCGGCTCGTGGCAGGCCCGCTACCGGGACCCGACCGGGCAGCAGAAGGCGAAGAACTTCCCCATCAAGGACGGGGGGAAGGCGGCCGCGGAGGCGTTCCTCGACAAGACCCGTACGGCAGTGCGTGAGCGTACGTACCGCGACCCTGAGCGGGGCAAGATCCGGCTCGGCAAGTGGTGGGCCGATTTCTGGGAGGTTGAGCAGGAGAAGGTCACCACCACCACCAGGAACCGGAAGCTCGGTCTGTGGCGCACGCACATCGAACCCATGTGGGGCGAGTATCGGCTGATCGATTTGGAGTACATGGCCCTTCAGAAGTGGCTCACCCGCGAGGTGAAGGGGTGGGAGACGCAGAAGAAGGTGAAGGAGCTGCTCGTCGCACTCCTCGACGCGGCCATCAAGGATGGGGAGCGCATCACGTCCAACCCGGCCACGCACCTCACGATGACGGCGACGAAGCCGGTGAAGCACCCGGATGACCTGAAGCCGCCGACGGCTGCACAGTACAGGCTGATCCATGCGGCACTCCCCGAGTACTACCAGCGGATCTTCCGGGACTTCGCCTATGAGACGGCCATGCGCCCGGGTGAGGTTGCGGGCGCGCGCCTGAGCTGTCTCAACGAGGAAGAGCGGCTCCTGTACGTCAAGGAGATCCTCGTCAGTGACAACGGGCGGCTTCGGCGGCAGGCGATGCCGAAGACCGAGGCTGGGTTCCGGGCGGTGCCGCTCACGCCGACGGCGTGGGAGGCCGTGCAGTGGATGATCGCCAGGTGGAAGCCGAAGGCGACCCGTTCGAAGGTCGGGGATGGCTACGACCTGCACAAGGGGGAGCTCATTTTCCGTGGGCCGCGCGGCGCCGCGCTGAACATCAACAACATCCGCCGGCCGTGGCGGCGGGCCTGCATTCAGGCGGGCGTGGCGCGGATGGTGGAGAACCCGGAGACGGGGCGTCCGGAGTGGTGGCCGCGGCCGTACGAGTACCGGCACGATGTGACCAGTCGCCTCCATCTCCAGGGTGTGTCGGAGCGGGACACGCAGGCGTTCCTCGGGCAGAAGCGTGGCGGCAAGGTGACGTGGATCTACACGCACGAGAGTGAGGGTGCGCGGGAGAGCGTGCGTGCTGCGCTCACGGGGGAGCAGGGAAGTGGACTCCGTGCTGTTGAGTGATCCATTAGGGAGGGAGTCCACATGGAGTCCACACACCCCCCTCGGGGGGTCTCGGCGACTCTCGGTGAATTCCGGATCTTGGTTGCCGAGGGAGGACGATCACGGCTCGGTGGGTCTCGGCGAGACTCGGAAACGCTGTCGTGTTCGAACGAAGCCCTTACAAGGCGGATGTCGGCGGTTCGAAACCGTCCGCGCCCACCAGGATAAGTAGCAGGTCAGCGGCCCTCCAGGGAATCCCCTGGGGGGCCGCTCCTGTGGTCGGAGTCCACATGGAGTCCACATCCCCGCGCGATCATTGGTATCGATCATCCGTATGGGGCAATGAAGTGCGGGTACAGGCCATCTATAGTGCGCAGCGGGACGAGGACGGCGCGGCTCCCCTCGCGCGCCAGACACAGGCTCGTTCGTGGCCTGCGGTGTTCGGGCGGGGAGGCCCGGCCCGCGGGCGGCGGCCCCCGCCGACTGGCTCGGCGGGGGTCGTCTGAGACAAACGTAGACCGCCCCACCCCATTACGGGGTGGGGCGGCTTGCTCTGACCGAGTCAGAGCGGCAGATGACGCAATCCGACGGACACAGGTACATCGGGCGCATCACCCACCCTGCCCGCGTCCGGACATGCCGGGGCGCGGGCGTCCTCGCTGGGGGTGGCATGTGCCCGAAGCACCGGCCCTCAGCATGCTTACGCGATCACGGCCCGACAACGGGGCCTAACTGGGATCACCCGGACGGATGTTTTATTCGGGGGTCTCTTGCGGTCCGGCTGGAACGTGACCTTGCAAATGTACCAACGATGGTACAGACAATGATCACGCCCGCCACCAGCGTTGATGCGTGCCAACCGATCCCCTGCCCGCCCGGGTACTCGCCCGCCGACAGGCCATCGGAGACCACATCCGCGCCGCCCGCACCGAGCGCAAACTCACACAAGAGCAGCTCGGCGAGCTCACCGGCCTCGACCGCAAAACGATCAATAGGATCGAGCAGGGCACCCACGCGACGAGCGTCGATCACCTGATCCGCATCGCCGATGCCCTCGACACCCCGCTCGCCGACCTCGTCAGATGACGGGCGGCTGCCGCAGGCTCGCAACCGGGCAGCCGCCCCCCCGCTGCTGCTGACCAGACCAGGGAGCAACAGTGGGGGCCTTTGAGCGGCCGCCCCGTCGGCGTGGGGCGGCCGCCCTTCTCGCGGACGACCACGGGGCCGACAGCGAGAGCTTCAGATCCGCTTATCTCACGAGGAGTTCGCGGCTTGGTACGTCTCCCATAACGCCTCGGCCGTCGAGCACAGCGCACTGTCCACCGCGCACGTCGGGCACCTGCTGCCGTGGTCGATGTACGCCCGGTACGCCGTCTGAATCCGGTTGTACTGGCCGCTGGCGGCGACGCGCTGCATCTGGCCGAAGGTGCTGCCCGCGTCGACGAACTTGAACCGGCTGCTCATGCCGTACCACCGTGACCAGAGCCGTGGCCGCGGATCTCGATCTCGCAAGTCGTCGCGCGCCGCACGTCCTTAGCCCGCTCGGCACTGACGCGCTGCCGCTCCAGAGCCGCACACACGTCACAGTCCGGCGCCGGTCGTGGCGGCCGCGTCGGATCAGGCAGCGTGATGGGCCTCTCTGGAGTCGTCTGCTGCTGGGTCATCCGAAAGCCTCCGCAGGAAGTCGAGGGCCGCCGCCCGGACCGAACGCGGCGCCGAGCAGGATGGGATCGGTCAGCCGGCCGGAGCCGTCCGGACGCTCCAGCCACAGGCGGCCGTCCAGCGAATACAGGACCGGTGGGCACTTGAGGACCCAGCCGCGCGGCCGGACGGTTAGTTGCCGTACGTCGTCCAGCTCGTCGCCGAGACTGGTCGGCAGGAGCCACCACGCCAGCTGCACGGTCACGTCGGCGAGGACCGGGCCGAGCCTGTTGGAGCCGATGCGTTTCAGTGCGTCCACGGTTGGCAGGAGTGGCGCTTCAGCCACCCGCCAGTGCTCGCCTGTGGTGAGTGCGGCGAGTTCTTCCGCGGCCCATGCGCGCTGCACAGTGGCGGGGCTGGCGGTGCAGGACAGGAGCCAGTCCTGTCCTGCCTGTGCCAGTGGGCGGGCGGGTTTTGCGGCCATGACCAGGACCGTAGGCAGTCCAGTTGCACGCGTGTGCGCCGATTGCGCGCGATTGCGCACGCCGGTCCCCGGCTTGCAGTCGATTGCCTACACGAGATCCAACGACGCCCGCGCCCGCCCGATCAGCCGACGCGCTGGCGCCCCATATTCGGCGGCCTCGGCAAGCCAGTCCCACGCCCGCTCGTACAGCTGGATGTCCTCCTCGCCCGTGAGCCACAGCTCCTCGCTGATCGTCTCAACGATGACCAGCCGCCGGTCGTAGATCCAGAACGCGTGCGGGGCGGTACGGCGCAACTGCGCGCCGAAGGGGAGGATGCCGAGCTCGATGCGGCGCTGGCCCACGAGGTTGTACAGCCGGTCCAGCTGCTCGGCCATCACGTCCACCGGGCAAGAGCGGTGGTACAGGGCGGCCTCGCACACGAGGAACCGGAACGACTTGCCCGGCTCATACAGCGCCTCTTGGCGGCGCATCCGTGCCTCGACGGCGGCCTCCGTGGTCGGCAGGATGCCCCGGAACTCGGCGCTGGCGTCGAAGATGGCGCGGGCGTATTCCGGAGTCTGGAACAGCCCGGGAATCCGGGACACCTCCAGGCCGCGGATCAGGTCCGTGTCCTGGGTCTGCCGGACCGCGATGTCCTGGCGGCTGCGGTAGCCGCCGGCCAGCTGCCGCCGCCAGGACCGGTGACGCTGCTTTATGTCCAGCCCGGCACGCAGCCCCTGCAACTCGGCTTCGGCCTCGGGCCGGCCGATGCCCTGTGCCCACGCGGTGAGGTCGGCCGCGGTCGGGGTCTGCTTCCCGTTCTGGAGGCGGGACACCTTCGACGGCTGCCAGCCCAGCTTGGCCGCGAGGTCTTTGCCCTCCATGCCGGTCTCGGTGCGCAGCTCGCGTAGCCGCGCGCCGAGGGCTTCCCGGGCTGTCTGGAAGTCAGTGGTCACATGGTGGAACGTACCCGTTCGGCGAACTCTGCTGTAGGTACAGCGTGGTGCCAGGCTGCATCGCGGGCCTGGCAGGCGGCGAGGACTTCGGCGGGGTCCTCCGTGACGTACACGCCGAGGGTGGTGTCCTCGTCGTCGAACGCGAAGCGGGCCACGGTCTTGGAGTCGAAGAGCCAGAAGTCGTAGTCCGGCAGCCGTAGTTCGTGCGCCTGTGCGCGGGTGAGGTTGCGGATGTCTTCGCCCGCGGCGACGTTTCCGGGCGCGCTCGCGAGGAGGAACTCCTGCCCCGGTGTGGCCGGTTCGTCGACGAGGCGCACTCGCTCGAACCTCTTGCCCTTTGCGGTTTGGGCGTGGACGTTCTCGCGCCAGGCGTTGGCGGGATCGTGCGCGATGTCCTCGCCCGCCAGGAAGCGGGCCCACTTGGGGCTGTTGCGGTCGGAGGCGTAGCCGCGGCGAGTCTCCAGGCGCCAGGCGGTGTGCTTGAACTCGCGGAACAGGTGGGAGATCGAGGTGAACGGTTGGAGTTCGGGGGCTTCACTCCTGGGGGCGTAGCGGGTGAGCAGGTCTCGGGGGACGCGGACGAAGGTCTCGGACTCTTTGACGTCGCGTAGCTCTGCGAGGTGCTCCGGGTCGGTTTCGCGGTCGCCTTGTACGAGGATCTCGCCGGTGCCGTCGATGTCGTACAGGGTGGGGCAGTCGCCCTCTTCGCTGGTCGTGCCAAGGAACCTGAGTGCCATGTTGCCCTCCGTCTGCGCTGGTTGGAGGTCCAGCATGCGCGGGATGGCACGTTGGCGCCCCGTGATTGCGGCAGATTGCTGCGTAAGACGGTGTCTGTCTGGTTGCGCGCAAGTCGACCGGTGTCAGTGCTCGCCCGTAGAATTGTCCCCATGCCCCCCACCCCCGCGATCCCTGGTTCCGCGCGGTCTGCTGCCCAGTTGAACGAGGAGATCCGCGCGCTCTGGGAGCGCGCCGGCGGGCGGTTGAACGTCGAGCAGCGGCGGGAGTACGAGACGCTGGTGGTGGAGTGGGCGGCCGCCGTACGAGCCGAGGCCGACGTCGCCAGGGCGGCATGACGAAGGCCCCCTCCTACCCGCACGATGGGAGGGGGCCACGTCGCTCTCAGCCCAGGATGTGGCCAGGCAGCCACACCCCAGCCGCGACCAGCAGGCCACAGATCGCGAGGAACAAGCCGCGGTGCTCCCTCGACCAAGGGCGGATGAACTCAGACAACGTGTCACCAGGGCGCCGCGACCACAGCGCCCGGACTTCCAGTGCCAGCCCGGTACCGACCGCGCCGCCCGCCGCCGCGAGGAGGACGCTCCACGCCGTGTTCATCGGCCTGACGCCTGCCACAGCGTGATACCGAGCGAGCCGACCGCCACGACCGCAGCGATCGACGGCAGCGGCCACCGGCTGTTCTCCAGCGCATCGAGGCGCTTCTCGTGCTCGTCGACCTTCTTGTCCGTCTGGTCGCCGCGCTGGACGAGGAGCGCGAGCTGGCCGCTCTGCCCGGTGAACCCGACCTCCATCGTTCGTCGGAGCTCGGCGAGTTCGAGTGCGACGGTCGTCGACTCCGGGGGCGTCACTCTCTCGCCCCCACCCCGTCAGGCAGCCCCAGCACAGTGCCGCCCTGCTGGCTGTACTCCGGAGGCCGCGCCCAGCCCAGCAGAAGCCCCGCCGCCACTCGCAGCGTCGACCAGCCGAGCAGCGTCGACGCGTGCTCCAGCAGCCGGAACAGCAGGTAGTATCCGCCGGTCACGACGACGGTGACGCCACAGGCCACGGCCGTCGAGTCGGCTTGCACACCGAGCGCTCCGGTCACCGTGATGACCCATCCGGCGAGGAGCGGTACGACGGTGCGCAGCACCGAGGGGAATAGCGAGTTGGCCATGGTCAGGCTCCCTTCGTCTCGGCGCCAGTGACGTCGATGCTGACCTTGATGACTTCTTCCTTGATGGCCTGCTGCACGGCGGCGACCACCGTGTCCGTGTCCACGCCGGAACCCACGAGCTTGGCCAGCGTGGTGATCGCCGCAGTCTGCCCGGCCTCCTGCGCCTGGATCGCCCGCACCCGCGCGTCGAGGTCCTTGAGGAAGGACTGCGGCTGCCAGGTCTGGTTCGTCTTGACGTCCGGGGCGTCCGCCGGGGCGGCAACCTGGTCGGTCTTCCATACCGCGTCGTAGATGTCCTGCTTGGTGATCCCCGCCATGGGGTCCTCCTCGGTTCCGGCCGCCCACGCGCGCAGGCTGGCCTCGCTCAGGTAGCAGATGTTCAGGTCCATACGGGGACCGGATGCGGGTGCCGACGTGAACTGCCAGACCAGCGGCGACCGGCCCGACGGTGCAGGGCGTGCATGCCCTTCTGCCTCCGCGTAGGTGTCCACGGCTGTGCCCGGGTAGGCCGGATACCAGAGCGTCACACCCGACGGCACCCGGCCCGCGGCGATGTCATCGGCACTCGTATAGATGCCGACGCGCTGGCCCGGGAAAGCCTCCTGGACGAGCGTCATCCACGTCGCCGCCCACGCCCGGATCTGGGTGGCCGATCGGCCGGCGTAGTTGCTGCCGTCGCTCAGCCGCTCCAGGTCCAGCCAGTGCAGAAAACCGGTCCCGGCATACGGCTTCACCGCGGAGATGTAGTTCGCAGCCTCCAGTGCCACGTCCTGGTTGGGGTGGCTGAAGTGGTAGGCGCCCGGCACGAGTCCGGCCTTCTTGATGCCGGTGATGTGGGTGGCGAACCGGGTGTCGTGGGTGTGCTGGCCTTCGGACGCTTTGGCGAAGGCGAACACGACGCCCTCGGCCTTCCGCGCCGACCAGTCCTGAGTCCCCTGGTAGGCGGATACGTCGATGCCGCGGCAAGTGGTCACGGTCAGACTCCCAGCCCGCTCAGGGCGCTGCGGACCGCAGCCGCGACTTGGGCGCCACTCGGCGCGGACGGCGCCGGCGCGGGGGCGGTCGTCAGCTGGGGCACCGTCACGTCGCCCTGCTGGGACAGCAGCCAGGTCAGGTCCGCGGTGGTGAAGTACGCCCAACCGTCCACGCCCCAGCTGTCCGACCACGAGTTCGGCACCCAGTACTCGCCCGTACTCGCGTCGAAGCGGGACAGTTCCAGCTCGTGTCCGCCGTCGAGCTGGGACGTCTTGGTGACGACGATCCGGCCGTCGCTCTTGGTGTCGAACATGCTGGCCAGCCACGGTATGCCGATCATCACCGGCCCGGTCTGCAACGCCGAGTTGAGGGCGGCGATCGAGAAGGCGTGCGTGTAGCTGGAGGCGAGCCCGAGGGCCTTCAGCGCCTTCGCCACACCGATGCCCGTGCTGCCGGTGTCGGTGGGCGGGTAGGAGCCCGTGACGCCGTCGAGGATCGTCGCGAGCGAGTACAGCTTGACCGCGAACGCCTCGTCCAGGTCGTATGTCCCGGCCGTGAACAGGCCGTGCGAGGCAGCCGCGGCGGTGGCTGTGATGGTGACCGTGGTGGACGCGGTACGCCCGGCGCTGTCGGTGCCGAGGACGCCAGTGCCCGCGTTGCCGGTGCATGAGCCGAGTTGCCCCTGATCGAGGACGGGGATGCGGCGCGTCCATTCGACGCTCTTGATGGCCGACTTGGGCAGCACGCCGTGCGCGTAGGCGAGGGAGCGCGGGTCGTGCTCGATGTGGCGGCCCAGGTGCATTCCTGGCCGGTGCTGCTGGGGAATCGTGGTGGCCATGAGGCCCCCTCTCACAGGTTGTTGGTGGTGGTGACCTCGTAGTGGATCAGCGACACTGTTGTGCCGTCGCCAGTGAGGAGCTGCTTGAGGCTGTCGAGGACGCCGTCGGTGGTCTTGCCGTCGAGCGGGCCGCCAGCGCCTTCCTCGATCTGGAACTTCAGCGTGAACCCCGTCTCCGACGGCCCATCCGACTGGAGCTTGTAGTAGGGGTACGGCATCTCGGTCATCAGTCGTCTCCTAGGCCAGTCGTCGAACGATGAGGTAGGACCCCGAAGCGAGCCGGGTAGCTGTCGCGTTGCTGGTGGCCTGCGCCCACTGGATGGCGAGGGTGCCCGCGCTCGTGGTGGTGACGACGCCCTCCTCAAGTCCGAAGCACTGGGCCGTCGCCGAGTCGCGGGTGCCGTACGTACAGGCCGTGGTGAAGGCGTGCACACCCCACCGGCCCTGGCCTCCCGAGGAAGTGCTGGAGAGGATGGCCGCTTGGTCGGGGCCGACTGCGGAGCGGCTGCCGCTGGCACCGCTCGGGGTGGCCCACGCGGTCTTGAAGCGGGCGGCGTCGAGCGCCGCGAAGTGCAGATAGAACTGGACCTGATACGTCGCGTTGGCTTCCAACGTTGCGACGAGGTCAGTGTCATTGGCGAGGGTCGTCGTCGACGCCCGGTCCTCGTTGGTGGTCTTGAACATGATGTCCGGCATCGTTGAGGTGAGGAGCGTGCCGGTGATGCGCTGGCCCGCGTAGATCACTGGGTATCTGGACATGCGGGCCTCCTACAGGGCCGTGTAGGCGGGATAGGCGAGCGCCACTGCGGCGCCGCTGGTCTGGGCTTTGACGACGCGGTTGGCGCTGCGGGTGACGGTGTACGTCTGTGGGTTGATGACCTCGACGTTGTCGTACTGGATGGCCACGGTGGCGGCGTTGGTGTTGCCGGTCGACCTGATGGAGCGGGTGCCGATCTGGTTCGCTGCGGTGATGGCGCTGTCGGTGGTGTCGATGTGCCAGGCCCCGGGCTCCTGGTCACCGACCCGCCATGCCTTCGCTCGCAGGGCGGTGCCCCGGACTTGGAAGCGGACGCGGATGAAGCTGCCCGCGACGTGGGTGAAGGGCAGCGTGTACGTGACGCCGAGCTGTGTCTGTACGTCAGCGATCATCTTCCGGACTGTTACGACGATCGTGTTGCTGGTCGTGAACTCGGCCCTGCACATGTACATGTTGGACGCGTCGAGCATCCGCGCTGTCACCGCGCCGTACAGGCTGTCGCCCGTGGCGAGCGCACTGGTGGTGATGTCGCAGTAGATGTCGGCGTCCGGGTGGATGGCTGTGACGGAGGTGCGGCGGCTGGTGTCCAGCGTGGACAACACCTGCACCGCAGCAGCCCCGTTGACGCTGTAGTCGCTGGCGCTGCCCCCGCCCACGGTGGCCCACGTCATTCCGGAATCGCTGGTGCCCCAACTGCTCGACACAGTGCGGCCGAACGCGTCGTACAACCAACTCGACGTGCTGCGCGTGATGCGAATACCCCACGCGTACCAAATGTCGCTCGTGCTGGCTGTGCCGCCCAGCCTGGCCCGCACCACCGCCCGGGACGCTCCGGCCGGTGCCGTGTAGGTCGCCGTGAGGTACGTCCACACACTGGCCGACACCACCTGCGCCGTACCGGACGACGTGCTGATCGAGGCGCCCGTCGAGTCCTTCCAGTCGACCGTCGGGCGGAAGTCCGTCCATCCGTTGACGGAGAACACCCACATCGATGCGACGTAGTTGGCGCCCGGGGTGATGGTGCCGACGTCCGTGATGGTGCAGACCGGGGAATGCGTGGAGCTGACGCCGTCCGGGACGACCCTGAGCGACGCCTGCGCGCGCGAATGCGGATGCACGTAGGTCGTGGATCGGGTGATGGTGCAGTTCGAGCCTGTCCATCCCGATATATCCGCGTTGAAGAACGGGTTGGTGTTGAGCAGGCCACCTGGCGCGGTGACGGTCATGACCTCGCCCGACACCCGCCAGTCGAACGGCGTGTCGGAGACGTTCGGCGTCCAGACCTGGCCGCTGGTGGTCAAGACGTCGATGTCCGTCTCGGTCGTCGTCAGATCCTCGGCGAGCGCGCTGCCGTCCGGGTCGGTGAACCGGAACTCGCGGGGGCTGGAGGCAGTCGACGCATCACCCGCCCACGTCACATCCCACGGTCCGCAGGGGGTGCAGTTGAAGTCCAAGCTCCAGTTGAACTGATCCAGCGTCTCGGAGTACCCCTGCACCATCAGGTCGATCGTGTCGAGTGGCAGCCACGCCGGGGGGTTAGTGATCTGGATCCGGTCTCCGATGTCCACCGCGGCCGCCGTCTCCAACGAGGCCGGCGCTTTCGACAGCACCACCCGCACGACCGGGTAGCGGGTCTCGTCCCACGTTCCGGTATGGAGCCGCCAACCGGCGTGGTCCAGTGTCTGTGTGTCGTCGGCAAGGTTGAGGGTGACGCTGTCCGTGTACCGGCCCACGCCGTTGGGCGGGGACAGGGTGGACAGGGTGCCGGTGTCGAGGGTGACGCGGGAGGACGAGCCGTCGGTGCGGGCGACCGTTATGTCGTTGCGTACCTGCTGGTCGTCGTCGGTCGGCTCCAGCGGGGTGACGAGCCCGTCCGATCCTGTGTAGTTGAGGGTGAGCGCCGCCGTCTGGTTGTACAGGCTGACGTGGTCACGGAACCTGAGGCCCAGATATGAGCGGCCCTCGCACAGGATGCCTTCGTCGGCGGCTTCAGCCTCGCGCAGCAGGTCGACGAGCGTGGACCGCCCCTGTGGGCCCATCTCCTGATCGGAGACGGACACGCCGTACGCGGGGAATCCCTCCTCGTTTCCGAGGCGCTGGATGCGGCCGTTGGTGGTTTCCTCCCGCCAGCCGATCATTGCGCCCTGTGTGGACAGGTAGGAGGTACTGCTGCTCGCCATGACTACGTGACCGACGGCCGTGCCGTTGAGGAGACCGTCCTGCCCGACCCGCACCTCGGTGGCGGCGCCTGCCGTGTAGCTGTTGAGGGTGCCGGCCAGAGCGGTGGACACAGCGTTGATCAGGGTCGTCTTGTCGATCTCGTAGACGAGCAGCGCCCAGTCGATGTTGGCGCCGTTCTGTGTCAGCTCGATCCCGATGTGCCGGGGCAGGCCGTTGATGGCGAAAAGCCCGAAAGCGCTGGTGAATAGTTGCGTACCGTCGGCGTCGTACGCCTGCAAGGAGAGAGCACCAACGGTGTTGATGGTCAGCGCCCACGTACGGGCGGTCCCTGTCGTCGTAAAGCCGAACAGGCGGTCTGTGCCGCTCACACCGCCCGCAGGGACCTGGACAAAGAAGCGGGCGAAGATAAAGTTCGTCGCCGTGTACGGGGCGAGCCGCACCTTCGTCGTCCCGAAGCTGTAGGTCGGCAGTGGTGCGGACGACACCCAGTCGGAGAACGCCGCCAGCGTCACGCCCGACGACGGGACAGGCATCGCCGCCTGTCCGTTCAGCGCCGAAGCGAACGATGTGGCCCCGGCTTCGTCCTCCATCGGCCAGTACCCGACGATCCCCGTACGCGACGGGTTCGTCAGCTCCCGGGACATGGCGCTGCGCACCGGGGAGGCGCCCTGTGTGAGCCGCCTGAGGATGCCGGATGCTTCGATCTGGGTGACGACGTCGAACCGTGTCTCCCAGCGGGGAGCCCATGTCGAGACCTCGCCGACGAACCGGGTCTGCCTGTTCGTGATCGACGACGCCCCGTTCATCGTCCATGTGCGGCCCGGCGAATCCGAGAACGACGTCACGCCCACCGACTGCGCGCTGAAGTAGGGCTGTGCGACGACCGTGCCCCACAGTCCGTTGCGGATCTCGGCCGAATGCACCCGGCCGAACGGCTGCGCGAACGTGAAACCGGTCGCGTTCCCGATCCGAACCGGTGACGTCGAACTGAACACGCTTGTTGTGCCGGCCTGCGTGACTGCGGCGCCGAGCTGCGTCCACGGCGCATCCAGGTTGGCGGCCGTGTAGAAGCGGACCGTGTTCCCCGACGCACCGTTGTCGACGTCCAGCGTCACCCGTACCGCCAGACGGCCCGATCCCGGTATCACCGGCGGCAGCGTCGACGACGCCGACAGGGAGTTCGTGCCGTCCGCGGACCACTCGAAGTACAGCAGCCCGTTCCGCGACCCTAGCCACCAGCTCTTTTGGCCTGTCCCGGAGAACTTGCCGATCATCTCAACGGACCCAGAGGTAAGACTCAGAATGGGCGGCAGCCAGTTCGCGAACGACGCGTCCAACCTGACGTCGAGGTCGCCCGTGATGTCCAGCGCGGCCACGTCGGCAGTCTCGGCATAGTCGCTGTTGCTGCCGGTCAGGTCGAGGTACGGGGTGCCCGTCAGGACGCTCACCCTGCATGGGGTGTTGCGGCCGATCTGCCCGTAGTACGGGCCGCTGGCGTTCCGTGGCGAGTACTTCCCGGAGTTGTTGTCGAGGGTGAACGCGCACCGGGTGGTGTCGACAGTCTGTCCCTCGTCGGATCGGCCGCGGATGATGCGGATCTGTTGGTCCGCGCGGACGTCGGTCGTCACGTCAGTCCATGTGGAGCCGACCTGGAGTTCGACCTTGATGGGGAGCGGGGTCTGCGGGAACGCCATCGTTAACTCCCCTGTCCGAGGACGGCCTGTACGTTCCCGCCGCGGACGCGGACTTCCTTGCGGGTGACGTCGACGAGGACGGTCCCGAGGTGGCTGCCGCCGATGTCGATGGGGATGACGATGGGTCGCCCGTCCCATCCGCCGCCTGCTGTGCTGCTGGCGGTCGTTGCTGCGCTTCGTGCGGCCCTGGGGGCGCTGGTGCGGGGGACGTTGAGCATGGACGCCCATGCGGGCTGCACGGACTTGTTGCGCTGGATGCCGAGGGCGAATCCTTCGGCGGTCTGGTGACCGACGTCGAGCATGACCCGGCTCGGGCTCTTGATGCCGAGCGCCTTCTTGATCGCCTTCTCCATGCTCTTGGCGATCTTCATCATGGCCTTCTCGATCGCGTCCTGCTTCTTCTGCAAACCCGCCACGAGCCCCTCAGCCGCCTTGATGCCCGCCCCGTACATCGCGTCCGCCGCGGTCTTCCCCGCCGCCTTCGCACTGGAGTTGATCTGCGACTGGAGCTTGTTCATCGACGCGATCTCGCTCTTGCTCGCCCCGAGCAGGGCGCCCGCCGTCTCCAGCCCGCCGCCCTCGATCCCGGCCTCCGCGATCTGGCCGATGAGGTCCTTGGAGACGCCCTTCTTCTTCAGGTCCGCGAGCGCCTTCGAGAACGACGAGGCCTTGTCCCGCGACGACGTCAGCCCCGACATGATCGACTTCACTGTGACCGGGGCGTCGCCCTGCGCGCCCTTCGTGATGTTCGCCGACGACAGCACACCCGACTTCACGCTGTCCGCCATCTGTGCGGCCGCCTGCTTCAGCCCGTCGAGCTTCTCCTTCGCCTTCTCCAACGACTTGTTCACAGAGTTGAGCTGCTTCTCGTACTTCAACAGCCCCTTCCCCGCCGCCTCCAGCTGCTTCAGCAGGCGGGACTCCGTCGCCCCGTGCGTCGCCGCCTTGATGACGCCGCGCCACTGGTTCAACGCGTTGACCAGCGAACCCACACTGTCCGCCTTGCCCAGCGCGCTACGGAACTCATCGTTCTGGTACCCGGCCACGCGCCCGAAGTGGGAGATCGTGAGCTGCCCGACAGCGTCGTGCCGGGCCTGCTTCTCGGCCTTCGTCAGACCGCCCTTCGCGAACCCGGCGAGCTTCAGCCGGCCCGCGTTCAGCGCGTCGAGGAAACCCACCCCGTACTTACGGACCGACGACTCTTGCACGATGTACTCGCGGTTCGACGTCCGGTACGCGCCCCCGTTCGGGGACATCTCAAGGACCGAGTCCGACGTGCCCGACCCGGGGCCGGTGATCAGACCGCCGTTCGGATGCGTCTGGACCACCTGGCCGCCGTCCGCGTACCCGGGCGCGAGCCCACCGGACGCCCGGCCGTGCGCGGCCGCCAACTGAGACGGAGACTTCGCCGTGAAGTACTGCGTCATGATGCGCACGGTGGCGGTCTGCCCGTCGATCGCTGCGAGGTCGCGGCGAGCCTGCGCGAGCTTCGCTTCCAGGTCGGAGATCTCTCCCCGCACCTTCGCCTTACGGGAGTCGGGAACCTTGGACAGCTTGCTCTTGGCAGCCTTGATCTTGGCTTCCAGGTCCTCGATGTTGCCCTTCACCTTGGCCGTCTTGTCCGGGACCTTCATGATCTGGTCGGCAAGCTGCCTGGCCTGGGTCTCGGTCAGGCCCATCGCCTCAGCCGACTTGATCAGCTGGCTACGGCCCCGCTCATAGATCCCGTTGACGTACTCCCAGCTCTCGCCGCTCTCCCGCGCGCTGAGCGCGGCGTCCTTCGTCTTCGACGCCAGGTCGTTCAGCGCGGTCGCTGCGGCCTGAGCCTTCGGGCTGTTCACGTCCAAGTGCCCGTTGACCATGTCGAGGCTGTTCGCGTTCTCCTTCGCCGCCTTCGATGCGGCGTCGATGCTCGCCTCGAAACCGATCATCCCGCCGAGCGCCGACCGGTTGGCATCGTTGAGCGCCTCGATGGACTGCCGCAGCCCATCAGCAGACTGCTTCTGTGCGTCCAACTTGCCTTGCACCGCGAGCGCCTGATCACCAAACAGGCCCATCGCCTGCGCCGCCAACTGCTGCTCCAGCGCCTGATCCGCGAGCGCCGCCTTGTAATCGTCGAGCTGGGACGTCACTTCCTTCGAGGTGAAACCCTGCTTCTTCAGGTTCTTGATCGACGTCTCAAGGGCTGCCGCCGCGAGCTCGGCCTTCCCGCCCTTCACCAGGCTGGTCAGCCCCTTGTCGAGACCGTCGAACGCTTCCTTCGCGTCCTTCACCGGCGTCGAGTCCATGCCGATCAGGCTCGTAAGCCCCTGCTGGAACTTGTCCAAGTTCGACGGGCGCGACAACGTCCGAAGCGAGTCACCCAGCTTCCCGAAGTCAGTACCGAAGACCCGCGCGGCCTCGCCCGTCACCTTGCCCGTGGTGCCGAGCTTGCCCAGCGCCGTCGTCATACGGTCGATGTCCGGGGGCGCGGACTTCCCGATGGTGGACAGCCGCGACAGGGCGATGACGAGGATGCCGATCCCCGCACCGACGAGCGCCACCTTCGCCGTCCGCGACAGCGCACCGAACGCCGCACCCAGCGACGCGAGCGGGCCCGTCGCACCGGCCGCCGCCGTCCGCATCGCCCCAAGACTCGTCGCGAACGCAGACAGCCCGCCCATCGCGGCCATCCCCGCAGCCGCGAGCTTCACCGCCTTCAGCACCACCACGAACTGAAGCAGCGTGCTCAGCACCTCAGTCGGGATCGCATTGACGAGCTTCGCGAACGCGTTGACCAGCGTCAGCATGCTCACACCGGTCTCCGACGCCGCCGCCACCAAGTGAACGAGGCCCTTCGACAGGTTCAGCAGGGTCTCACCGACCGCCGGGCCGACCCTTTGCGCGTACTCCATGAACTTCGTGAACTGCGCCGACCCTGCGCCACCCGACATCGTCCGCATGAACCGGACGAGCCCGTCGTTGGCCTTCGACAGGGCGCCCGTCGAGAACCGCGCAAAGGAGTCCATGAACTTGGAGAACCCGGAACTGTTGACGCCCCCGCCGAGGATCGTCATGAAGCGATTCAGCTCACCCGCCGCGCCCTTCACCACCGGCGTCAGCTTCGGCATCAACGCGCCGAAGATCGCAAGCCCCTTCGTGGCCACCGGCATCGTGTCCCCGGCCAGCGACTTTGACCAGGCCTTGTACTGGTCCTTCAGTACCCCCAGCGCGGCGGCCGTACGGCGCGTCGCTGGGTCCATCTGCCGCACCTGATCCAGGAACAGCGTCTCGGCCTGCGCCGCCTGCTGGGACGCCGGCCCGTGCTTCTTGACCGCGTCGGTGTACTTCGTCTGCGCGTCCGCCGCGTTCTTCACCGCCGACAACTGACCGAGCATCGCCGCACCGAACACACCCACCGCAATACCGGCCGCGCCAGCCTGCGCAGCGATCGGCACCAGCGACGCCGCCACCGGAATCAACGCCGGCGCAAGGGTGATCGCCGCCGCCTTCAGCTGCTGCATGCCGTTGCCGGCGTTCCCGAACGAGGTGCGGAGGGTTCCGGTGCTGCCGCGTACGCCGCCCATGGTGGTGGTGAGGCGGCGCATGCTGCCGTCGAGGTCGTCGGTGTCTGAGCGCAGGGTGCGGGAGCGGTCGGACAGGGCGGTGAGGCGGCCGTCGGTGTTACGGGCGGCCGTGTTCAGGGAGCGGAGGGCGCGGGAGGCGTCCTGTGCAGCGTCCTTCAGGCTGCGGAGGGCGACCGCGGTTGCGGCGGCGCGGACGGCGAGGCCGTCGAGGCTGCGGCCGGCGTCGCGGGCTTCGTCGCGGAGGTTGTTGAGGGAGCGGTTGACGGCGGTGATCCCGGTCGCGGTGTTGTTCGCGACCCTGACTCTGATCTCGATGTCATTCCCCACCGCCGTCCGCCTCCTCTGGTGTGCCGCGTCGTTCGATCTCTAGAAGCCGCAGGAGCTCGGGGTCTTCCTCCAGCAGGGTGGTCAGGGTGTAGCCGGGGAACCTCTCCAGGAGGCTGAGGATCAGGCGGGCACGGCCGTACTCTCCTGGGGCAGTTGCAGTGTTTCCATGGGAATCGATGCCTCCATGGACTGCTCGCCATCGGTCGAGGGCTGCTCCAAAGGGGCGGGCACTCCGGTGACGGCGTTCTGCCAGGCGTCGATGATCGCCATGTTGAAGGCGAGTTCCTGCGCGCGGATGCCGTCGAGGGTGGCGGGGGCGGGCTGGCCTTCGTCGTCCTCGACGTTCCACTCGACGATTTGCGCGGCGAGGAGTTCGAGGAGGCCGCGGATGGCTTCGTCGCCGCCGTCTTCTCGGGCGGTGTCGATGTCGAGGATCTGGCCGGTGTTGAGGCCGCGGACCTTGACGATGAGGCCGTCGAGGTCGGGGTCGTCGAACTCCAGGGTGTAGATCTTGCGCTTCGGGCGGTATCCCATGGCGCTGTTCTCCGTTCCGTCCTAAACGGACATCAGGCCCAAGTCGGGACGGTTCCGTCCGCAAGGACGCCAGGCACAGCCGCGGTGAGCTCGCCCGAGTCGGCGCGAGACACCGGGTAGTCCGTGTACAGCACCTCGTTCGTGAGGGTCTTCGCGGCGACGGTGAGCGTCGTCGTACGGGCCACGGAGGTGCTGGGCACGGTCTTGAACACGTCGTGCGAGGCGTTCGCCGCCGGGTTGAACGCGATGTTCAGCGTCAGGCTGAAGTCCGCGAGGAGCAGGATCCGCTCCATCGCACTCTTGTCGATGCCCGTGACGTTCCAGTCCGCGCGCGGCGTCGCGAACTGGAGGTTCGTGACGTCATTGATGATCGCGCGGAGAGTGCCGGCCGAGTCGTCCACGGAGCACGTCGTCCACCCGAGACCTGAAGTCTTTGCCATGGCTTGTCATCCCTTCTGCTGCTGGTCGACGATGCGCTGCTGGTGCTCGCCGAAGTCTTCGACCCAGTCCGCGGGCCGCTGATGCGTACGGCGGCGGCCGGTCGGGTTGCCCCGCCAGTCGCCGTCACGGACGACGTAGA